GCTTGATCTCTTTTTTCCTACCTATAATTTTTGTTTTAACCATTCTCTAAATCCTTTCCCCTCATGTTTCTTATCTCGATACTGTTCTGATAGGTAGGATTCATCAGAATAATTTCGCAACCTAGCAAGAACATCGTCTTTATAGAATCCTCTGTTGTATGCGTCATCGCCAAATGCTATCTCGTAAACTTTTCTAATAAATTCTAACATCTCAGGAGCAGTTCTAAACTCTCCCAGTATCTCAGCCCTTTTCTCTATTGTTTTCCTACCCTCTAAATCTAGGGGATGATGTTCGTATTTCATGTTATCTCCTGTGCGTCTGTTACTGAATAATCTCTATGTAGGGATTTAGGGCTATACTCTTTTGGGTAGTCTGTTCCACCATGATCTTCCACTAAATTAAATGCTTTTTGTTCTGCTTCTTTTTTGTTATCTGCTACAACAACTACAGATATACCCTCTTCAAGAGTAATTCCTACCCTGTATTCCTTAGTCATATTCTTTCCTCCCATTTTTCAATCCATGTTAACTGTTTACAACTTTGCCTACCTAAAGTAAAATACAAAGCATTAATATATCCTAGATCATACTGTATGTCTACTTGATTTTCTGTTTCTTCTGCCCAACCACTTCTTATGTCATTTTTATATTGCTTTATGACATCTGCTAATCTTTTTCTTATCTCTTTTTCTGTTTTCATTTTCATCTCCTATGTTGCAAGTAAGGGCTTATCGACTTATCTAGAAAGTCTTTCCCACCCTTACTCTAGTTTGGCGTCAGTCTTGGTCTGCGTTTGGTTTAACTGACTTGAGTTTACGCCCTTTAGTGATTATATTAACCTCGTATTTACTCTTAACCTAAGTTAAGAACACACCAAATATTCTTACATGTCGAAAGAGAGCTATTTTTTAGGACACTATTTAATGGCTTTCCCAGTTAACACCTTGCAATTCTACAAGGTCAATGCCAACTCTCTTTCTGTCCGAAAGCTACTGGGTTTTGCAATATTACCAATCGTGACCATTCGCTTTCGTATAACTCCCAGATAGTAAGTAAATTGCATATCAAGTGCGACTTGATGTAGTATCTTTTCTAAACACTTACCAACAAATTTCAGTGTCCTTACTACTGGGTATCCTAGCTAGGATAATTCTTTAAAGAGAGAGCTCACTGTTATGGGCTCGGATTTGAAAAGGACTTGCCCTTTTGAAGCACACCCTTAGATATTATGCTACCTAAGTTTTTGTCGACTGTGCTAAGTCCTACTCTCTCTTATTTCTGTGATGTAGGCATTGATAGGATATCTTTTTGGGAATATTTTAATGGGTTTTCTCCCTGTTTTAAGACTTTCTAGCCACAGACTTTCACTGCCAAGCCCAACCTACATCACTCTCTTTGCCAGTTCGTGTGGGGAAGGAAAATAAGGTGGTAAAAATAATAAAAACCCACCTGTAAAAAACCACACTTTACTAGCTAAGAAACTCAATCTCTTTTCTCCTCTTCATATTTCTCTTTTAGGATCATTTTTATTTTCTCTAACCTTTTATTTGTTTCTGCATAATCAATGTTCATTTTCAAATATAGCTTAGATATTTCTTCTGAACAAGATTTAATGTCTCTTGTTAATTTATTTATACCTAAAATTGTTTTTAAAAAAGTAATCATGTTTATCCTTTTAAATTAGCCATTTACTAATGTCAAATCTTTTTTTAACTTTTTTTATTTGACTATAACAGTATTCAAACTAAAATATATAATACTCCCTAATATTATTATGTTTATTTAAAAGCTAAAGCTTATTATATAGATGTAATTATATATGTCAAATATATTTATTAATTATTTTTTAGGAGGGAATATGAAAATAAATTTTACTAGACTCGTTATGCTTGTAGTGACAATACAAGTTACAATTCTGTCAGTCGTATCTCAGTTGCTTGGCTGACAAAAATGATTGCTGACAAGAGGTGACAAAATGGCTGACAAAAGTAAATGAAAAGTTATACTGCTCAATCTACTATTTGCGATTTATTGTTTTTGTGTTGACACTGACATTCAGTTAGTCCATACTAGGACAAACAAGCGAATGAAGATTCGATTGCAGATAACTTCGGAGTTAGAAAATGATTACTGATGTCATACTACAGTTAGCCCCACCACCTAGTCAGGAGGGAACAGCATTACGATATGACTGCCCTTTCTGTGATCATAAAAAAACTCTCTCTATCAGAAACAACAATGGAACTATCCTGTATCACTGCTTCTCTGCATCTTGTGATGTAAGAGGAAAAGTGTCTGACAGGAAAGAGCTGACATTCAGCAAACCCAAAACACTTGCTGACAAACCTGTTCCCCTTGACTCACGTAGTTTTGTGCCCCTAAGTAGAAACTGCAAGGCACTCGACATGGTGGTCAAGCGGAACAGTTATGAAGCTTATCGAAAAGGTATTGCTGACATCCAGTATGATGTTAGGCAAGACAGGGTAGTCTTCATGGTAAAGAAAGATGATAAGGTCGTTGACGCTGTGGGTAGGAAATTATCTGACGCTGACAAAAGACCTAAATGGTTTCGCTATGCAAGGAGCAAACACCCATTCGTTTGCGATGCACAAACTGACAGTGACAAAGCTGTTTTGGTTGAAGATTGTTTTTCTGCATGTGCTGTTTCTCAAGTCCACACTGGGATTGCACTGATGGGAACAAATCTTCCAAATGACTACTTGACAACCCTCAAGAATTACAGTAAAATAATAATAGCATTGGACAGAGATGCTTCAAAAAAAGCTGTTGAACTAACTAAACACATTAGGTTAGTGGTGCCAGCTTCTTTGACTTTTTTGGAAAAGGATATTAAAAATATGGAATTAAATAAAATCATGGAGATACAATGACAAGTCAAGCGAAGCCACATACAGCACCTACAAAGAGATTTGACAGGCAACTGTTTAATGCAAATGATCCTCAAACAAGAGAGTCAGCAAAAAAATTATTACCACCAAAATTAAAAGAAATACTAGGACTAGATGAAGAGCCTGTCTTGGAAGATAATCCAAAGGCATATGGCATTGATCTTATCTGTGAAAAACACAACCTCAGTGTTGAGGTAGAGACAAAGCATGGTTGGGGCTCTGGTAAATTCCAGTGGGGCGACATGCACATACCTAGACGAAAGTTTAGATATACAAAAATCGATGGTGAAGTTTTCTTTGTCGTGTTTAACACTGACAGAACACAAGCTGGTATAATGACGAAAGACTCTGTTAAGAAAGAAAGAGTAGTTAATAAATTCAATAGGTTATCGAGGTTGCATGAGGATTACATCTCGGTTCCTGTTTCGGAGATTATATGGGTGTAGCATGCAAAATCAATTACCAACAGATTATCAAAATTTTATTCACAAGTCTCGTTATGCTAGGTGGCGAGAGGAAGACGCAAGAAGAGAAACTTGGACAGAGACAGTTACAAGATACTTTGACTACCTAGAAGAACATCTGAGAGACCAGCATGGTTATCAGATTACAACTGACCTGAAGAACAGATTAGAAGATAGGGTTATCAATCTTGAGATCATGCCTTCTATGAGAGCACTGATGACAGCAGGACTTGCACTAGATAGATGCAATGTTGCAGGTTACAACTGCTCCTACCTACCAGTCGACAGTCAAAGATCATTTGACGAGTGTCTTTACATTTTGATGTGTGGAACTGGTGTAGGTTTTTCTGTAGAAAGAAAATATACAGATAAACTTCCTAAGGTAGCAGAAACACTTAGCCCTTCAGAAACTAAGGTGATAGTGTCTGACTCGAAAGAGGGTTGGGCTAGAGGTTACAAAGAACTTATATCATTATTATACACTGGACAGATACCACAATGGGATTTGTCTCGCCTACGCCCTGCAGGTGCTAGGTTGAAAACATTTGGTGGTAGATCATCTGGTCCAGACCCACTTGACGATTTGTTCAAGTTTACAGTAGAAATTTTTAAAAAATCTGCAGGTAGGCGTTTAAAGCCCATAGAGTGCCACGACATCATGTGTAAGATAGGATCAGTGGTAGTGGTAGGGGGAGTCAGAAGATCGGCTCTAATAAGCTTATCTGACCTTGACGACCAAGAAATGGCTTTAGCTAAGTCTGGTGAGTGGTGGAATGACGAAGGGCAGAGAGCATTAGCAAATAACTCTGTGTGTTACAAAAATACACCACCTATAGGTATTTTTATGAAAGAGTGGCTAAATCTCTACAACTCCAAATCAGGAGAAAGAGGGATATTTAGTCGAGATGCTTCTGTTAGACAGGCGAAAAAGAATGGCAGAAGAAAGACGAAATATGATTTCGGAACTAACCCTTGTAGTGAAATAATATTACGACCATATCAATTCTGCAACCTAACAGAAGTAGTAGTCAGAGAAACGGATAGCATAAAAAGCCTAGAGAGCAAAGTATCAGATGCTACTATACTAGGAACATTTCAGTCTACCTTGACGAACTTTAAATACTTACGCAAGATTTGGCAAAACAATACAGAAGAAGAAAGATTGTTAGGTGTATCTCTTACAGGTATACTAGATAA